CTGATCCCGCACGAACTGCTCCAACTTCATAGCAAAGTCCTCGTCCTCGGGCTGATTCATGAGGCGAAACAAGGATTTTGTTCCGTCCGCTGGATATGAGCCAGAGGCCTTGAAGATCTGCGAACAGAAGTTGAAACTGTCAGTGCAGGCTGAGTAGTCACGCAGGGGGTGACCAAGCACTTTGTACTTGGCTTCTGCCCCCTGGGTAAGCTGCTCTAGGCTGTCATCACCCATGGCGATGGCCCAATCTGCACCGATCAACAAGGCTAAAAGCCACCGGATCCGGGAATTAGCAGAGGAGGTATTGAAACTTCCAGATACTTGAATCCCGCGAATTTTCGGCACGAAAAGCCTACCTTTACTGGTGCAGAATAGGGCTCGCGTTAAACACTTCACCCGGTTACGGATGAGGCGTGCTGCAATCCCGTCTGTCTTAGCGCCCATAAGGTGGATGCGCATTTCTGCATCAAGCAAGAGTTCCCACTCCTGCACACTCCAGTCAAAGCCGCTCACGTCACCCTCGGCCACCTTCGTGAGGTCTCCGCCGCAATGGCGCATGACCTTTTCAAAGATTAGCTTCGAGTCTTCCTGAGACAGGCCCATTCCGGGCATGGAGGGGGTGTTGATGTAGTCTGCTATTTCCGCCTTATTCTGTTCTGTGAACAGTAGCCGCTCCACGATTTGGTCTACCAAAGACACGGATCCGATCAAACGGAAACGCTTATTGATAAGCTTCCTCATGGGGTGCGGTTCATTCTTCACAAAGAAACGAACAGGGTCAGCCATTCTCTTCTCGACGATCTCATAAGAGTCCTCGGGAACGTCCTGGCTAGCCAACAGGTGTATCCGGGCAATAACCGCTCGGCATACCAGCTCGCCGTGTGAGGTTAGAACTTGTTCATTCTTTCCAAACACGGCCAGAGGCACGCCTGGGCTGCTGTCTAGTTTCACCTGCGAGTTCATAACAACGGCAATCTCCTTGCGAAGGAGAGCGTCGTCGATGACTCCCCCCGCACACCAGGATGGCACCTTGGTGTGAGGGTAAGCGGCAAGTGCCGCCTCTATAAGAGTGTCCTGCTCCTGTGGGGATGGTGCCATGCCCAGCGTCCGCCGTCCTGCCTGGAACCGCACAGAACTCAGAATTGCTTCTTCGTCCTTCTGCGGCCATGCAAAACCAGTGAGTGCTGGCATGACCTCCATCGCCTTTACGAGCGTTGGGGAGTTTTCCGTCGGCTTCCCAGAGGGAAACGTAAGGTCTGTCTCCCCGACAAAGCGGATGTGATCCTCTTCAACTGGATTGACTCTTCGATACTTGCCGAGACTGAAATGAGCTCCAAGCGCCCGGCGGGCTTGGAGCTCCGAAAATCCGAGTCATCCGCGGCAGGGGGCGATGCCTTAGCACCGCCAGCGGGAGGGGTTGCGGCAGACTCCAACATGGCTGCTGTCTTCCTCTTCCGTTTACTCCTCTCTCGTTTGGCTTTCTTAGCACGATAAGCGGACAACCGTTCCCGGGCCTTCTGAAAGACCTCTGACGGGAGGGGTCCTAAAGTAGGCTCGAAAGCAACTCTTT